CGAGAATAGCTCCTGCAAGTCCACCGATAGCTGTACCTACAATAGGGACAACTGAACCTAGGGCAGCTCCAGCAGCAGCGCCACCGAGAGCACCACCAATACCACCGCCTGTAGGAAGAAGGCTTGTTAAGAAGTTACCCTTGGGTTGAGCAGCTGCGGTGTTCTTTTCTTTTAGTTCTTTTAAGATCCGTTCTTGTTCTTGTTGACGGAAGTAAGCATCCCATGATTGAGGTTGTCCTAATTGTGTCGCTTGAGCGGCAGCTTGATTGTTCCAGTCATCTATAAAACCCATTATCGTAGTCCTAACATTGGAAGTGTACTTATACCAGTAGTGGTTTGTTTGAGAAGTGGACTTTGAACAGTAGTCTTAGGTGCTTGTACTTGGTTATTACCTTGAGTAGCTCCTAGGGCACTTAGAGCAGCACGAACATTCTGAGGTGTCTCAGCACCATATTTCGCGTCGTTACCTACATAGCTAAGGGCAATCTTAGCGTTTTTGTCACCAGCTTTAGCCAATTGACTAAGGATGTCACGATAGCCACGACCCGTAAGTTGTGAATACTGTGCTGCGGTGATCGGCTTACCCACACCGTCATAGAAGTTAAAGGCTTCACCTTTTTGCTCAATTCTCGCAGCACCAGGTGCAGTGCTTGGTGTTGGGGCTGTCGTATTACCGAAATTATAATTACCTAACGCATCTTTTGCAGCTCGTTGCTGTTCATTGAATTGACGTTGAGACTCTTGGAATGTTCGTTCAGCTAGGTCTTGTGCAATACCTGTATCGTAGATAGATTGAGCTTGAGTACGTTTATCTCGCGCTAAAGTAGCAAGAGAGTCTTGTAGTGATAGCTCTTTATTAGCACCCACTGATCGTAGGTTAGCAATAGCTGGGGCATATTCAGTCGCAGCATAGTTTGCTTGTTCAGCTAGAGGGATACCTCCAAATGCAACACCAGTGCCTCGACGACGGGCAGAGTTAAGGATATTTGTATTAGCAACGCCTAACTTGGCGTCAGTTTGTGCAATACCAGCGTCAATTTCGCCAGGGATGGCGTTTAAACGGGTATTTAAGATGTTTTCGCTAGTAGCGTAAGACGGATTAAGTTCCGCAAGGATAGCATCTAATGACCTTGCCATGATTAAACCACAGCCATTCTATCTAACTTCTTTTCAATATATCGTGTGCGAGTGCGGTTAATCATGCACGTACGACAATTCCGACCATTTCCGCGACTCGCCTTATAAATGTTATCAATGGTAAATTCATGTCCCCTCAAACAATGTGTGCGCTGGGACTCTTGCTTCCAGAGTGCATTGCTCCGATGGTTGTTTTCTTTGGGCGTTACGGCCTCCAAATGTTTTGGATTGATACAAGCCCTATTTTTGCAGAGATGGTCTATCTGAAAATTGGATGGTATAATACCTGCGAAATATTCATAAGATACTCGGTGAGCAAGCGCAGTGCGCCTTGTGTTGTCTGCGTGTGAGCCAACACCAATCTGACCATAACCAGAGTTATTCTTGCGTAACTGCCAAACCCAGCATCCCTTGGGGTCTATCTTAACGCTTCTTTTAAGTCGTTCTTCAAGGTTTTGCTTTAAAGCCACTAGAGAATATTCCTAAGTTTAACCCGTCCGTGTTGTCCTAAATATAGCATGCTTATAAATACAAATACAATACCTATGCAAAAGGTGGTAGGAATGTGTTCACGTAGTAGTTTATTACCTCATCACCTGATACGCCAGTTAATGGGTCTGAGTATGGATTTTGTATAATGGCTTGGCATCGTAATACGTTCGCACTTGGACGCCATACAAAGATGTATACCTCGTAAATAGCACCAAAACCTAACACCGTACCGAACCTTATAAATGAAGTTGCGTTTGTTGAGATGACTTTGTTCGAGTTTTTGGAAGAACTGATCTGTGCCTTAGCCACTGCACCTTGTCGGCCTATGTTAATATCGGCGTGCCACTCTACTAGAGCGTTGCCAGGAACTACTGTCGAGCTAGGAATAGTAACTGTAGCGGTACCTGAATTATCCCCTTTTAAAGTGGCGTAATCAGTTGAACTGGTGAAATTCTCAGGCTTGGGCATATAGCTCACGACTCTTTTCTTTGTAAGCACGATGAGCTTCTATTGCGGTACCGAATGTACCCAAGTATATTCTTTTACCATCACGACAAATTTCAGAAAAAAATCTTCCACTTTGATTCACAGATACACCCTTATATCCAGATTTTGCCCATGTCCTTCTATTATGCTGTTGGGTAGATGTCAAAGCCCAACGTACATTACCAGGTTCATAATTTTTTTCATTGTCAATTCTATCGAGGCTATGACGTGGAGACGGCCTTGGCCCAATATGTTCGTAAAATTTTACAAAATTTAACCAACTTTTGTGTACTTTTATACCTCTTCGTCCATAATTATCATAAGATGTGTTTCGTACATTGTTACACCTCTGTATCATCTGATCCCAAGCTTTATACTCTGGGCTATAATACATACCATGTTTAGTACTAGCTATTTGTCTTGGAGACATTTTTGTAAGGTCTTTCATATAACAATAATAGCACTTTAAGCAGCGCTATCCTGGTATATCCTGTAGTACATAGTACCGCTACTGAGAGAGTTGTTGGTAAATACGACTGATGAGCTGGTAACCTCTACTTGTCGACCATCTTCATTTGAATAGGTAGATGGGTAATTTATCCCTCCTGTTTGAAACCAGGTAGACACTTGCGGCCTATACCCTAAGCCGTGTACAAGAGTGAAGCTTGCGCCTGCTGCAAGGCTTACGTGACTAGCACTATACAATTTCAAGTAATTATAATCTGTGTTAAATGAGAAGACATCCCCAGCTGAGGCAGTAGGGGGCAGATCTACGTTAGAGTCATCGGGTTGAAAGCCGAATATTCTGTAATAGATCGTGGTTGATCCGAGTGTACCATTGGCATCAAGGGTTATGTTTGTAGCGGTTACTCTTGCAGATACTTGTAAAGTGAAAAAGAATCCAGGGTTACCTGAAGGGAATGGCCCAACATTATCTTCATATACGACAGCAAAGTCAGGAGTAAGTGACCAGTAAAAGTTAATTAGAGGGATAAACGGTAAACCATGAGCAATATTAACGCTACCGCCAGATGCAATATTTGTAGTTCCGCTATTCAAATAAACGACCTTATCTAAAGGATAATCAGTGTTCTGAAGGAAGTTACGTGCATTAGCTAAGATGGCAGGCATCTAGCCTCCTAGTTCTGTTAATACATTCTTACCGATAGGAACAGTCCAGTGTCCTTGGCGCCCATCATCGGGAGCTTGACCGTCTAGTGAGATAGGGATTCCGTTAGTGTCGTAGTACAGAGTGCCAAAGCGATTATCTCGATATTGTCCATCAAATCGAACAAGGCGTTCATCTATAAACTGAAACGTGCCTATGCGTCCGTCTGCTGCTCTACCGTAAAGCACATAGCTTCCTGATGAGTCACCAACTTGTAAACCTGTACTGTCACCAATCTTACCTATAATGACCGTATTATCACCTGACCCAAACTTCTTTGTAACTGATTCGGCATCTAACTTACGAAAGTTATTATTAATCTGATTAAAAGCAGCCTTCTGATCTGATGTAGTAACGGGAGTGAATTGGTTAGGCATTAGTCGATCCTTTGAATCTCAACTGTAAGCACCTCAGAGTCAAACTCGAAAGGCTCACGAGCTGCAATATGTTGATAAACCCGTTGCAAACGATTGAACGTGCCAGGAATCCATAGGTTCTTAGGAGTAATCATACGTTGACCCGAATACCTCACTCCAGTGTCATATAGTAGCCCAGTATTATAGCGACCACCGTTACCAGATACATCAATCTCTCTTGTAGAACCGTCATCATTAGTAAATACTTGTTCGCCAAAGTCTTTAGCATACCCAGCTTGAACCGAGTAAGAACCTGTTACAGAAGGAAGTTGCGGACGCTGTTTGGGTACGCGCTTTAGTTGAGAAGGGGTGTCGAAGTGTGAAAAGGCAGATTCAAGAGATGTTTGCAGTTGACCGCCCAAGTTGTGGTAGTCGTTTGTTGATCGTTCTCCATAGTAGAGTGCACCAACTCGGTTACTTGCTTGAATGAAGCTATCATCCTGGGTATCACGGCCAAAGGTTCGCCCTACAATAGCGTCCTTGTCTTTAGACTCATAGAGACTAAGCGTTAGGTTGTACACGAAACACTCGGTGTTATCTGCTGAACCAGCTGGGGCATACCAGATATAGATACGGTTATTAAAGATGTCTAGGTTGATAGAGTTTTTGTCTGTAATTCCTACATAGTCTGCTAGGAAATCTTCAGCTAGGTTTCGTTCATCTGATCCATTGTATTGCCAGACACCCTCGTCATCAGCGTAATAGATATAATTGGCATCATACACCAGAGATTCTTGTGAGAAAGTACCGCGCTGAGAAGAAGCATCATCTTGTTGGAATGTATCGTTGTCTGAGCCAAGGAGGATAAACTTGTTCTTTTTACCAAAGAAGTACAACACTCCATTTAATGGGGCGATTGCACGAATACCGTCTGAGCTTTTAGGTCCAGGCATATAAACAAGATCAGTAGAAGTAAAGACGTCATATTCGGCGAAGTTAGAGTAATTAACGGCTGTATTGTCAGCATCGTTCGTATAGAATAATAGACCCTTGTGTGACATGACATTATTTGGAATCACAGGTACGCCGCTCACTTGAGTAACGGTAGTAAAGTCCCATTTATATGGGGCATCTAGTCCGTTGACCCATCGAACAACATCTTGATCCATTGAAAACCTGTATTTAGTAGCTGCAGGGTTCATGCCTGTTTGCAAGACGGTTGTAGTTCCGTTGGGGTTTGCCTCGTACATTGTTGAACCGTGAGCGAAGATCGTCCGTACTTGTAGATTAGGGCGATACGCTTTAAACACACCCTTCACTCCACCAGCTGTCGAAGTATAGAGGTTTACGTTGGCTGCAAATGCTGCAGGTGTCCACGCAGAGCCATTTGTAGCGCTTGTAAGGGCTGTTGTAGCAGAAGTTGTCGTACTTACCTCATATGAGCCTACTTGATCGTTCTGGGCGCGTATAACTTGCCAATAGACTGAACCGTTTGTAATAGTTGGGGCGTTTACAAAGAAGTTTGGGATGTAAGTAAAAGATGATGTTACGTCAGCAGGGCGAATAGAAGACCGTCCGATAAGTGTTCCTGGCATTCCACTATTATTTGTATAGTATTCAACCAATAGAACACCTTTAGATTGCATAGTTGAGCGAATCCTTACATCTGCTCGCGTTAGTTGACCAGTTGTAGTCGCGGTCACCATTTGTGCAATAGATTGCATCGCATTAACCGTAAATACTCCAGCACCAGTTGTCGAAGTCACAGAAGCATTAGATGTTTCACCAACAGGAGTAGTAAAGCGATCAAGTCCTTTTCGTGTTTTATAGCGACCAACCTTCACCATACGCGCATCAATCGCGGCTACTAGTTGGGTGTTCTTTATATCATCGTTATCTTTATACGAATCTACTCCATCTTTAAAAGATAGGTCTTTAGTTTGTCCCTTTTGAGTTGAAATAGAAGGAACAGGTGTACGGTAGCCTAACCTAGAACGAACCATTGCTTATACTCGTATTACCGTAGTAAGTTGGGGTATTGCCATATGAAAGACCACGAGTACGGGCTTTTCCTGGTCCCATCTTACGTGGGCCGTAGCGTCCTTGCATGTCATCAGACAAGTCTTCAATACGACGCTCATAGAGTGCAGCAACATCAAAATTCTCTCGGAACTGCTCAATACCAGCTAGACCGCCTTTAACGAGAATATCTTTATATTCGACAGGTATTTGTGGGCAAGAAGTTGTGGCATCTTTAAGACGCTTAGGACGCTCTACATAGCGCATTTTTACTGAGTAGTTCCTATCTAGTGGTGCAGGGAACCAGATTTGACCATCATAGTCTGTGTAATTGAAGGGAGGGTTAGTAGTATTGTTTTCAGGTGATGGGTAAATATCAAAGAACTCATTAGGTGAGAGGTAGTTTGGTTGGTAGATAGTTGGTTGAACGGTTGAATTGTCTACTAAGATAAGTTGGATGATCTCTTGGTGGTCACAATCGTAATCAAAACTAACATCGCCTGATGAGATGATGACTTCGTATGTATCTTCGTTAAACTTAAACCGTTGACGCCCTAGTACTGAGTCTTGTGTCCGCTGAACATACTCGAGGACGAGGTCACGAGAGAAGCTAGAGTCTTTAGATTGAGTCAAGATCGAATCTATAAGGGTGGATGTATTGTAATCTGCCATGAAACTCCATTGTCCGTCTGTTAACTTAAATATACCATAGGCAGGATGCTAATGTTAGATGATTTTAATTTTATGGAAGCCATCGTTTACTTCCTTCTGACCGTATTCTACAATCTTGCGCTGGTTCCCTACTGTTTCGGTTACTTTAACAGGTATACCAAGCTCTCTAATCTGCATAAAGAAATGAATGTCATGTTGTCCATAGATCTTCTCTCTTGGATCACGCTTACCTATAAATTCTCCACCAAGATTGTACATATTATCAGTGTTAAACACGGGTTTATCTACTAATTCAAGCACACCTCGCTCAATCAACAGACAACCTGTCCCTGTATATAGTACGTTTCCGTTTTCGTCTCTCTGAACACACATGATGTTTTCTACTGCTGGATAATCCATCGTTGCAATTGGTGATCGTAAGTCTAGTAGCTCTTGCAGTATTCCTTTAGGAAGCACCATATCTTCTTCTACTATCCATACATGGGTGAAATCCCCAGTCAGTATCTTATCCATAGGCTCGTTAAAGCACTCGGGAATAGGGCGCGCATGCGAAAAGAATATCTGATAATCGAAAGGTGCCACTTCACGCAGCACCTCTTCGATAGTTTCAGAGAAGATCAGACCACGGCTAGGTAGTAAGATCGCTATTCTCATAGTTATTTCTTTGTAACTGATTTCTTGTTACCGACTTTAGGATTACCCTTAGCAGATAGGTCTACACCATTCACATCACGGGGTCGTTTTAGATCCTTAGCATTAGGATTGCCTTCATCTGTACGATCAAGTGGATTACCTGGGGTAATTTCAGTCTTGAAGCCCTTTGGGTCGTCTAATTTCTTTCCACCACCTAATTGTTCATCAGGACTAGGGATATGTACACCGTAGTCTGTAGCAGGTTCTACGTGGCCTTCCGTTGCATCAGCTGGAATAGGACTTAGGTCCTCTGGGCGAGTACCTTTGTTCACTTCTTTACTGATTTGTGCACCTGCTTTGCTCTCGTTATCAGATGAGTTATCAGACTTATCAATCTTGATAGGATTCTTGTCGATGTTTGCAAGATTCTCTTCGATGGTGTTGTTTCGTGGGGTTGTGTCTTTAGCCATTATGTTTCTCCAAGTCCGTTACTTCTATTATACCCTTATTCTAATTCAGTTTGTAGCTTTTCAAGGGCTTCAATAGCCTTGGTGAGGGTTTTATTCTGACGTTCAAGCTGTGTAACTTTAAGGTCCACCTCTTGCTGTTCGTGCTCATCCCACTTAGCAGTCTTGTTGATGTAGATGTCTACTTCATTACGAAGATAAATTGCTTTCATCTCTTCGATTTGTGTTTGTACATATTCAAGCTTACGTTCTTCTGGGGTTTGTAGTGCTTGGTTTAGTGATCCTGACATAGTTCTCCTGTCCGTTAATGGTAATGTTAATTTAACACAAAAGAGAGACCGTTTCCAGTCTCTCGATTGTATCTCTGCAATGAACGAATTAGCTTCGAACAAGAACTGAGAAAGTAGGACGAAGTGTTTTTACTCCGAATACTGTATCTACAGTCAATAGCCAAGCTAGGTATTCTTGCTTGTACTGCGCTTGTGTACGAGGTTTCAATTGCAATGCAATTCCTAGTGCGTCCTTGTGGAAGGCAACACCAGTTTCCTGTACAGGTGTACCAGCAACTGTTGGGAAGTTCTGAGACATAACGACGTCGAAGCCGTAGATTGTACCAGTCTTACCGTTAACAATAGCTTGACCTGTTCCAAGAGCGTCGTAACGAACGTACTTGTCGATCGCAAGCATTTGGCCATTTTGTGTTGGACCAAGCGCAAGTGTACGATCTGTCATTGGGGCTTTAGCGATGTCAAGTTTAACCTTAGCAGAAAGGATAACACCGTCAACTAGTGGAGTACCGAATGTACCTACTGGTGTTTGGGTTGATCCAGCTTTTAGCTCTGTAAGGATAGTTGTGTCAATCGCTTCAGCAATAGCGTAGGCTGCGGCCTTAGTAAATTCAGAACGAAGATCAGCTTTCGCTTGGATCTTAGCGATGTCTTCAATAAGGTATGAGCTTTCGTAGTGTTGGTCAATTGGGATTGTAACTGAGGTAGCAGTTTGACCGTTTAGTGTCACTTGAGTGTTAGCAACCTTTACGTTTGCTGCACCTAGTGGTACGAATGGTACGACAACTGACTTACCGTAGTCTGCGACTTCTGCGTCGAAGTGACGAACACGATCAACGAGAATCAAGTTTGATTTAAGGATGTCCATGACATCGTTCGCCCATACGCTTGGTGCGAATTGAGCTGTAGTAGTAACCGTCTGGTTACCTGTTCCAAGTGGCATAATGTAACTCCAAAATTAATTGGCTACTCAGCGAGGATTCGTTGCAAAGTCGCTTGGTTAGCTGGGTTCTGACGCCCTTCTGTTCCAAGTGAGTTGTACCATTGTTCTACATTATCCCTCGTAAGGGTTGTTGAGCTTTGAGCACTGCTTGCGTTACCTTTAACTGCGGTAGCACGTTGTTTATTAGCAAGTGATTCAAGAGCTTCTTTGCCACCTTGTTTCTTAATAGCGTCAGTATCAATAGGCTTAGAGGCTACAGCCATCGTGCGGTATTGATCCAAACTAATTAATCCGTTCTCGAGTAGAGCTTCCGTTTGAGGATTTTCTATACCATACTGTTTCATGGCAATTAGATCGTCAACGGGAACTTTTTCAGCGTTAACCCATGTACTAATGATTTGCTGATTATTCAAGTTATTAGCAATTGCTAAGGCTCGTTCAGCGTCTGAAGCATTAGGGTCTACTTCGGTTTTATTAATTTGCTTAGCTAGTTCAGAAGCTTGTTGGGATTTACTGTGAAAGGCTTTCTCTGATTCGCGCATAGATTTCAAAGCTTTCGCTTGTCCTTCTGGTGTCGATAGATCAATACCTTTTTTTGTTGCCCAATCGCTTAAATCTTCTTCTGAGGTATCTGACAGTGCAGGCTCTTCGGTTGATTCTTCTGGTGACTCTGTCTCAGTTTCGACTGCCTGTTCAACTTCTTGCTCAACAGCTTGTGTCTCTTCGACGGCTGTATCTTCTGCAGGAATGTCTACTACGGTTGTAGTGTCTTCTTCGTCCATAATTGCTCCTTATTTATTGCAACACCTTTTAAGGGGTGCTAATGAGGCATAAACGCATAAACGGACGATTGTTAATTTACGCTTACACCTCAATAGCAGCTCTTAAGTCTGGTTATTCTCCTGTTTCTTTAGCTTATCTTTCAGTCGTTTAACAATAGAAGGATTAGAAACAATTTCGGTCGCAGTCTTAAAATACCCTATTTCGTCGTCATAAGCACTAGCTTTTAGTGAAAATGCTCGAGATTCTGATTCAGTAGCACGTACATCCTCAGCCTTTTTGCGGTAGTCGTCACGGATCTTCTGTAATCGTGCAAGGTAGTGCTTACCGTATTCACTACGGATAAAGTTGACCGCCTCTTGTGCTAATGCAAGTGAGTTAGACATTAGATAGGCACTCCCGTAGGTGGCAATCCAGCAAGTGCAGGGTCGGCTGGTTCGGTCATAGCGGCAGGATCGCCCATCGGTACTTCGGCAGGAGTGATGATAGCGTCAATGTCTTTTTGGTCTAGGTCAAAGATCTTAGGTAGGAAGATACGCTTAATCTCTGACAAGTTGTTAGTTGGATCTTGGATAAGGATTTGGTACGCCTGTAAGTTTTGTGCTTTACTTTGTTCCTTCTTTTGTTCGCTGTCGATTTCAAGAGTAACATTAGGAATCCAGTCACCTGTGTATTCATCTGGGTCAAAGACTAGTGTGTCCTCTGGTAGGTTAATAACATCTCCACTTGGCATTGTAAACTCTGTTGGTTGAGTACTTTGTTCACCTGTCGCACGAACTACAAGAGGCTCTGTGATGTAGAGTTGAATCATTCGGAAGAGTAGTTGTCCCATGTAGAAGAATGGCCCACGCTCTAGGTTACGAGCCTTGATCTCAATACGTTGTGAAGCTTGGTTTAGTTGCGCCTTTACCTCTGTAGCTGTAGCATCCTTAACGTTAGCTGCACCCTTAGCGATCTGGTCAATAGCTGTAGTCTCACGAATCTCATTCTTGATGTTCATGCGCTCGTTGAATGAGTTAGCAGGAAGAATAGGTGGTGTGTAGTAGCCCATTGTGTTCTCTTTGAATGGATACACAGTGTCAGGGTCATTGTTAATAAGGTCAAGCCAGTCTTCATTTACTGGATCAAGCCAGCGTTGAGGGGCAAGTTGCTTAATGATATAGTCACCTTCTTGGTTATCCATGTCGTTAAGACGCTCTTGTAGTGAGGCAATAGGTTCAACATCACTCTTACCGTAGAACAGAGATACATCGGTGTAGTTACGAAGGAATACGAATGGTAGCAAGCCTTTAGGGTTCTTGTCACCGCGCTTCTCGGCCTGGATCTTGTAAGGATTATCCATGTCTTCAATGACGAACTTACGGTTAAGGATAGTAACAACACGATCATAGTCCCAGATCTCAATACACTCTACTTGGTGTTCGGCAGCATCAGGCATTGTAGAACCCATGAACATGTTCTTTACGTCTTGGTCTGTATCATCGGTCTTAAACTTGCCTATTTCAGCCTTCTTAGGAAGATCGAAGCGTTTAATCATCTCGCCGTATGTTTTGCTCGTCTCATCAGTGTCGACAACTTCATAGCTCTCAAGGTCTTCAAGGCTAGTGAGGTAACGGCGTCCAGCATAGCCCAGGTTCTCAGGTGAGGTGGCGGTTGGGTCAATAATTGCATCACGAATAGAGAAGCTCACCATACGAGGGCGGTCAATATCCCAATAGAAGAATAGTGGTGCAGTTCCTAGACAGACGTTCTGTCGTTCAGCGCCTTCAAGCTTCTCATCCCAACGGTCACCATCCCAGAAATCATCGAGGAGGGAGTTGAGTGAGTCTGTTTTCTTTTGCTGCATTGGGTCGTTTGGTGTCCAGTCGAAGCGAGGACGAGAGTTACTTAGTGCAGTTACGATAGTTTCAACAGTAGAGAATGTCATAGGTACGAAGGTATTAGTGATTCCTTCATAAGCTTGTTGCACACGTTGATTGTTATAGAGTTTCCAGTCACGTTCCCAACGATAGTGCCACGAGTCTTTAGCATAATTCCAAGAGTCGTTAAAACGCTTCATTGTCTTTTGGAGTTGTGGATGTTCGGTAGTAACTTTTTTAGACTTAGCCATGTGCCTCTATAATGCTATAGCTTGTATACTTTGGCAAGCCTTTTATAGTGGCTTGTTATGTTTTGCACGCGCTACCCATGGTGATGTCTTGATGCGAGGCGTTCCGTTAGTAGGACGCAGTGTTTCATTTGCGTACCTCACTGCATCCATAAAGTGATTGAACATGTCGATAGGAGTGTTAAGAATCTTACCTTCTTTGTCGGTCATCCACATATAGTTTCGATATTCTTTGATACCGTTTAGTGACCGCTTCGTAATAGATACGCGTTGGTCTTGTAGCTTCTGCACTCCCTGAAGTACTGACCCTTGACCTTTATTTGCAGGAATGACGTTGACACCATACGATGATAACTCGTCGATAGACTTAGGCTCTGATGAATCAGCGACAACAATTGTATTTGCATTAGGAAGGTTGTTTATTAGGTCGGCTATCTGCTTATTGCTCATGCCTTTTTGGTATAGCTGCTCGTCGAGAATGATACCACCGTTATAAGAGTACACATCTACGATTGCACTAGGGTCGTTAGAATACCCGAAGTCCAGCCCTCTGCGTTCTAGGCGTGCTTCAAATGGTACCTCATCAATGATCTGCCAACTAGTGAATATCTTACCCTCGACTTCACCAAGCTTACCTAGACCATATACATTCCACCAAGCCTTATTGTTCTTACGGGCTTCAATAGAGTCTACAATGCTCTGTGGTAACCCCTCGTTATCCTTGTAGGTAAGAGTAATGAAATCTACATCTCGATTAGGTTGTACTTCTGTATACCACCAAAACTCGTTGGTCGGGTTCCAGTCAAGCCAGATTTCATCCTTTGTACGCACTTCTAGTTGATCGAACGCTTCCTGTGGGATATTGTTTGCTTCATTGATATAAAGTCGATCACGCCTCGGACCGCGTACCTTACTGGGTTGGTCAACCGAGAAAAACTCTATCTTGCTCCCCGTTTCAAACGTATAGGTATAGGTAGACTTATTCCAAGCATCGTCCTTGTAGTATCCATGACCTTGCATAATGTTGAGAAAGTCACGCATAGCACCACGACGAAGGTGTGGCATAGATTCAGATACAATAGAAGTAAGCGTAGGTATTGTATCGCTCTGGGCTTTATCAATTAATATCTGTTCAATAGAGATAGTCTTAGAGGCACTTGTACCACCAGCAACGCCTTTAATGCGCTTACGAAGCTTCAAGAGCTTTTGTACTGCCGTAGTAGGAACATATAACATCTATGATATACCTAAATTATATAACGCCGTTATTTTTTGCACCTATGTCTCAATATCAGAGTTATTTATATCATCACTGATATTTTGTTGTGTTAATCCACTAAGAATTGGCGTAGGTAGATCTTTGCCGTTAGTTGTGATATCTACCTGGTTACCATAGCGACGGGGTTTCAGCTTAGAAGCTACCCACATGCGTGCATCTACCTTAATCTTGGCTGCAGCAGCACTGTCTTTATCGAAGGCTTTATCTGCTTGCTCAATAATCTCATCGGCGTACCAGTCTGCCTGTTCCTCGCGTGCGCGCGTGTATTGTGCTAAAAAGTCAGCCTTATTCTTATCCCCTAACCAGTGTCGTACAGTCTCAATTGCAGGCATGTCTCCTCTAGCACACACCTTACGTAAGCTCTCTCCGTCTGCTATATGGCTGCATAGTTTAGTCACCAATTCAGGTGTATAAATGCTTGGTCGTCCCATTTTTGAAGATTGAGACTGAGTTGTACTTGCGTGCTCTGTCATAGTGAGTATAGAATACTACTTATCTTCTAATAATGCTAGAGCTTCGTTTATATCACGTATGATACGGTTCATTTCGTGATTGTAGTTAATTAATACTTCTTCGAATGACATACCACTATAAGCAACTGGATTGAATGGTTCTATAGCTTTCATACTAAATAACTCCTGCTGTTGTTAGAACAATTAAAATGATAACGATTATGATAATTACGATTGCTACGGTCATTACTTTCTCCTTTCCCATTTACCTTGTGACCTTAGAAATTTAGGGTCTACAAACATTTCTTCCGTTGCCTTCATTACCTTCTTTCCTAAATAATACCCCTCCTCCTCTGGCATAACAAATACATAGTCCCGCATTAATTCTTCGGTTGCCCTTAACTCTCTTAAAACTTCGTAATTACTCTGTGTAGATGAATACACAAAAGGTGGTAATTCAATATCAGGTAAGGTCTTCTTACGGGAAAGCAATACTGTTAATACGATAACTATAACAAAAAGAAAAATAATCAACATGGATAACAATATCATTATTTAGGTTCCCTTCCTAGCTTCTCTACTAGTATTAAATACTTCATGCCTTCATGGGTAATCATTTGGCTTTTCTTGTTAAGATCTACTAACTTGTGTACTGGTTTAAGTATACGGTTAAGTGTTAGTTTGCGAAATAGTTCTGGGTTCATGTCAATCCCCAGCTACCGATTCAGGTACTAATAGTTCGCCGTCATCTATTTGTAGTTCATCTAGTGTCTCATGGTGTACGTAAGGTATCATTTCTTCTCCTTATAACTAAGCAGTGCGTTAAACATCCAAAAGCTTAGTTCAGTGCTAATGTAGAATCCTTCTTTATTATACTTAGATAGCTCTTCGAGAGTGGTTGCTCTACGGCTTTCGTAAACTTCTCCAGACAAAAAGCTCCTGCTTATAAGCTTCTCCATATCAATGGGATGATTATCTATATGTTGTTCAATTACTTTTTTGTATGGCTGCATCATTTCTTATCGCCCTCTATTAAAGTTTTAAACTCTCCACATAGACATACAAAGTGTGCTTTAGCTGGTGTGGTATAAATGTGGTATGTTCCACTAATTTCTGCGGGTTCAAACTTCCCTAGTATCCATTCATGCTCGTGAGCTTCTTCTTTGGTCTTCTCTTGATAGAAAGCTCGTGTATCTACGTCTGACTCGTACTTAACTTGCCTCCGATTATCGTTAAGGCTGGTCATTACTCATCTCCTTCTTTTTTAAGTTTGGTGAGGCGACTTATACGATTCTGTACAGTGCGAATATCAAACGATAATCTGCTGGTCGGACTACCCGTCTTCTCTGCTTCACTCATTAGGCGCTTTAAGTTATGTTCCCATTCCGTTAAAAGATCTTGTTCTTTCTGGAATGTTTGTGTATGTGCATAAGCCGTAAATAACCGCATAGATTTGTCGGCGTACTTTTGATAAATACGCTGTTGCTCCCTAGGCCAAACCATTACATCCGACTTATCAAGTGACTGCTCTTCTATGACAGCCTGAATAAATAAACTGTGTAGCTGTTCTCTTAGGTTGTTAGTGGAATCATTAGGATTCATATGTTACTATCTCCCAGTTAGCACATGTTACCAGATGGTGAGGTGCATAAATGTCACATATACTACAATATTTTGCCATTACTTTCCTCCTGTTTCGTTTAATAAACGTATCGTATCAATATCAAATACCTCTTTTGGTTCAAGGTCTAAGACGACATCGGCATTATGTAATTCGATAGACTTGTCATGATACCATTTTTCAGCTTCGTCTTTCGTTTTAAAGTACTTCTGATACCTTTCCCCATTAAATGTAATGCGACCCATCCAGCGGTCTCTGTGTTTATCGTATGAAGCACCGCTAAATCTTTTTTCACTCACGACTTCCCCTTTGTTTCGTTTAATGATTGGATGCGGTCAGCCATAAGCTCCTCTAAAGTCATTCTATCGGTATTTCCACCGAGTCGTACCAACTCTTTATGCCTTACTTCGAGTAGGTGCTGTAGTTCTTGTTTGACTTCATTAGCTGCGTGGGTAGAGATAAGCTGCACACCTTCATCAAGTGTTAAGTTATTCTGTATTAGATCTACAAGTCCTGCTAGATTATTTTCATCTATCCATTGAAGTGCAAGTTTATAGCTCAGTGACTGTTCTTCGCTGTGTACATTATTAGAAGGCATTAGAAAAACCTACCAATATATTTATCAAAGTAAACTGCGAATAAGGCTCTTAATGTATAAGTGAACTGGTTACGACTCCTAAACTCTGTAAATTGTGTATGGACATCACGAAAACCCTGACTCTTATACTTGAAATACCAGTGTTCAATGTTGGTCTGTTCAAAGTCATACTCTGGTTTGTAGTCAACTTCTACCTCAACCAGTGGTATACGAAATCCTGCTCTATCAAAGTAAAGCGGTTCTTCGTTATCCATTGAAATACTGACTCTGCCTATCTCTTTAGTAGGGTCTAGGATTGCTTTAGTTACCTTATTCACTTTAAATCTCCTAACTTTTCTTACTGTTTACTACTCGGTACTGGTCTAGTTCATCTACGAAAAAGTCATAATTCTCTTCTATAACCTGCTTCATAAACTTAAACAAACTGATTTCTTGCGCAATACGGTGATTACGACTGCCGTCTGCCCTGACTAATAAAGGTGCCAGACGTTGTATGTTCCTCTCTATAGTTTCGAGTTTGTCCTTTAAGTCAGAAGCTGCGTTACTCATTTGTAGCCTCTAGTGGTTTAGGTGAAAGCTCAGAATCAAATTTTAATATCGCTTCTTCTAGAAGTGAAATTCTCAGATATTTATGTTTAAGTTTGTCTCTGTACTGATAGATAATGTCGCCGATAGTATTTTTAAAAACACTCTCCACACGGTTCTTTTCATCAATCCTTGCTGCGTTCTCTCTATTCGTAATGAGGGTGTTGATAGCTTGCTTAAACTTATCCTCTACTGGCTGTGTATCTTCATTTGGGTATTCCATTAGGTCAATCTTAAATTGAAGTAACAACTCGTCTAGCTCTTCACTCGTATTATCTGGTAGATTACTCATTACTTCCTCGCTTCATTTAGAATATTACGGACATCACTTAGTGCTTCGTTATAGCTTCCGATACTCCCTACCGTTCGGGTTGTCATGTGCAGCTCTTCTGGTAAAGCCTGTAGGATAGCATCAAGGAGCTGCTTATTAGCTTCAATCCTGTATTTTTCGACTCCCTCAAGGGCTGCATCTACTTGTTTAGTACCGTCAAGCTCGTAAGGATCTACACCATCGTATACATAGGCATATCTTTGCACGTCTTTGCTATCCCTAACTATCTCGTGACGCATTCTTAAATCATTAAAAACCGACTGAAATATACGCTGATGTCGCAATATTCTATCTGTTACTTGTCGTTCATAGGTAGCCATTACTTTAACCTCGCAATTCTTTATTTTGTTTCATAACTAGTACAAATCACTTCCTCTGAATCATACGCTTGATGGAAGATTGGTATAGTGCTTTTACCTGAAATTACAAACTGTGTCCAAGCATTATGGTGAACGGTCTCTATACGAGAGTCTAAGCACTTAGGTAGGTTATCAATGTAGTGTTTAACACCAATAACCGATGCTATACCAAGTACTAAGATAATGCCTATGATAGCTATTCCTTTTCCCATTACTTTACCTTCCTATTGTTACGTTTAACTTGTGTAAGGGTAAGGTCATACTCGAAATAGAGTGTTATCTTACTTAATTTAGATTTACTCATAAGGGATATACTTAGCCTTTAGGTCATGAGCCATCTTCTTTGCAGCACGCTTGGCATTTCCCTTTGACCAGTACTTTTGACTGACGGTTAGAATGCGTCCATTACGGCTCTCAATGGTGTAGTAGAAACGGAACTTACCTCGGATCAAAAATACTGTATGTGACATATTACACCTCTTCTTTTTGGTTACGTTTCCTAGTTGCTAGTGCTTTTGCTTGGATTTCCTTTACTCGTTCAGGGGACATTGCAGAGAAACCTTTTTTAATTCCTGTGACTGATCCACCGATAGAGGCTTTTCGCTTGTAGAACATAGGATCTAGTCTTAGATTCTCTTGTGCTACTCGTTTAGCTGATTTACTATTGGTCATTACTTATTCGCTTCCTCTTCATTTAATAATCTTGCTCTGTGTTCTAGTATTGAATATGATCTTTGCTGAACATATACCAGAAGCTCGTTAGATAGTTTGTACAGACTCTTGTCTAGTGACTTCATCCTGCGTACCATCTTTCTGGTTGGTTCGTCGTCTGTGTATTGTTGGTGTCTCATGATAGTACTGTCACCAGTTCTCCATTTACTTCTTTAATCATTACTTTCGGTTTTACAATGCTAGCAGTTATGTCGTTATTGGATAGTCGCTGTGTCTCGGCCTTGTAACGCTTTGTACGACGTCTTAGTGCGTTAGCTGAGTATTCGATCAAACCTAGCTCATGAAGACGCCTACGCGCCCTGGCAACCGTCTCGCTGTGCATTACATGACTTAGGTTGTAGTAGAGACTATTAGATTGGCTCCATCCCTGTGATAACCACACCGCTTCAAGTAATTTTGCTTCGTCGTTCTGTACTCCTTCGTTTGCACGAATTACCTTGAGTACATACTGTTCATTCTTAGTAAGGTGTTTGTCCATTAGTAGCTCTTGTCTTGAATAGCTTCGTCTTCCTCAACAGCGTGTGCGAGGTCTGTACGAGCTTCTTCGTTATCTTGAACTACTTTATAAAAGGCTTGGTCTAGTTGCCATGAGTAGCTTGATACGTCGTCAAATGACAGGTTGCTGGTTTCTTGTACGATTACTTCACCATCTTCATCTACTGCTTGGAGGATAAAGGTTACTCCGTGATCTTGAATATATTTGTCTGCTAGTTCTTGCATATTGGTTCCTTTCGAGGTTATGTACTAATAGTAGCATATTCGCTTATTGAAAACAATAGGTAAAATAAAGAAAAAGACCATTGTTATGATCTTAAACTTATCCATAATCTGTGTAGTTCGTGTTTAAACCAGTTCATTTTGTAAAACCTCTAGCCTTACAACATTTGCTCGTGCGCATTGAATCGTATCACGTTGCACATGAATTGAGTGTTTTAGAACACCAAATTGTCCAAGAACAGCAGGGAAACTACTTGAAGGCAATGCCTTTAAATAAGCGAGGTGAGCGCGAGCCTTAACTAGTTCTGAGTGACAATTGCATTGCTTACTCATTATCTATTACTTCTTTCTAAACCTGTTTACGTTCTAGTATATAGGTATATCCCTTATCTGGTGACTTAGCGGTTCTGTGATACGTCGCTTTTCCATCAACATCCAACACAGTCACGGGATGAGATTCCTGTTCAACAACCTTACCGCCATAGTAGTCCTTTATATATACAGCGATGTCATGTTCCCTAGAGATCGTCGGCCAAATATTTGATGCGCTCACGAAGTCATCCATTGCGGTTCCAATTGTACCAATTCCTTGTAGTGCCTGGTCTTTCAAGAACAGCTTCTCTATTAAGTCAGCTATGCGTGCCTCTAACAACTTATTTTCATGTGTAAGCTCTGCAACTTTCTTACTATTAAATATGTCTCTCATATTAATTCTCCTATTCTATATTAAGGGTTAGTTACTAATACCTGCTGCTCAATTGTTCTTGTAACATAGAGTTTTGACTTTTTAGGCGTTGTATAAGCTCTAGGTTGTCTTTATCGAGGTCTTTGATAATTTCGTCACGGTGTTCATTGTAGATTCGCTTACGAAGTTCTTTTGCAGTTGAGCCACCGATTATTTCGTTATGCTCACCGTAGTTATCCAATAGCCACTGGTTGTACTTTAGGAAGACATTACTGTAAAGGTCTGTTGCAACCCAAGGTAGATACTCATGGTAGATATTACTGAATAGTGTTTCAGAGTCAGCGAATATCTTAACTCGTGCTTCTTCAACGGCTTTACTCAATACTCCAGCGAGACGTTCTTTGTCAGCTTCTAATAGTTCTGCTATTTCTTCTTTTGGATTGCTCATCTTATCTCCTTCACTAAATATTGTTATTAACCTTATAAACAGAAATGAACGGACGGGACTTTAGGGTTAATTATTCCCAAGGTCATAGCCTTACCCGTTTCACGTTGTTCCTACGCTAGCGTCCGTTCATTACTATCTATAAGTATTTTTGCTCTAATCTCTTGGTGGTCAGTAGGCTGTAGTATTCGGGCTATGTCATAAATCGAAGAGGCTACATTTATCTTAATCGCTTAAGTACCTACTAAACCTTTGCGTGGGCGACCCCAACGGTTCGTTTAAGGCGAGTACCGCAGTACTGCTATTAGGTATGACCTAACGTGACCCCCAGCATTATATAGAGATTAGTTATTGTTAAGCGTATGGGTCGGATAGTAAGTATTCGTGCTGATGGACACTTGCGCAAACACTCCATCAGATTGCTTGCCCCTTTTCACAGGGCTTACTACCCGTCCTACTACGCTCAACTGTTTAAAGGTACTACCACCATCGGTTTTGAGACCAAAAGTTGTAAGCTTGTAGCCATGAACCGTAACGATTCGTAGCATAGTTTGTGAACCAAGCATCCTGACAAGCGTATTCTGTGCGCCAATTAGGACAGCTACTCTCCATTTTACTACATGGTAATGATTGCGCGATTCCGCAAGCACCTGATGCTGAGTTAACTGCATCTATGCGATTAGTACTCTCTTTAAAGTAGATGTACTGCTTTGCTTCGTCGTCAGTCGTAATACTTGTAGGTGGGGTGTAGATTGGTTCTACAGGCGACGGTTCTTGTACTGCCTCCTCGCTGATAGGCTGTACTTCTTCAGGTGCTGTCGCCTGGGGTACTTCAGTAGATACGGCGACTTGTTCTACTTCTGGGCTTTTAACTGTGAAACTTGGCTTGATACAGCTGCGTTTACACGAGCCTCATCATTTGACTTTGCAATCCAACCTGTTGCGATACCACCCAAGGCGATAACGATACTGATAATAATTGCGTATGGTACGAGTAGTTTTACTTGTACTGTTTTAGGTGCTTTTGCTTCTTTAAATGTGTTCTTTTCTTTTGACATTACTGTCTCCTTTTTGTGTATGATAGGTGTCTCTCGACTGAACGCCCTTGACCAATTTCTGTATCGCTTACGAGTGCATTGAGATGGATTACACATCTTACTTGGTTGGTATCCAGTAGGGAGACACCTATCGATTTGTTTGTATATTAGAACTTCGATGGTTGAGAAGATTAAATCGTTCTACTACTTGAATGCCTTCTGGTTCTTTAGTTGGTCCTTTCGATCAACTACTTGTAGTATAGCACGACAGTAAGCGAATAGCAATAGCTTTATGCTAATAACTCCATAACGAATACTTAAAACCTACTGCAATAAAGACTTATAATAATCAATTTTCTCTTGTAGTTCTATAACATTCATAGGCTTCAATCGTTGAATATGTAGTTCATTCAAGTAATCCCAACGATCTGGGAACGTATCAGTGAACCACCTACCTGCTTCTACGGGGTGCTTGTGCCACCAATTGATATGATCGTGATAACAAAGTACTTTCATATTTAAAGGTTCAAACTGCAAGTAACCTGACCGTGATACTGGTATAACATGGCTTGCGTGACAATTAGAACCCTCTACAACTAGGCCGCAGTGTTGACAGGTATAATCGTCCCGCCTCTTAACATAGTCTTTAACAAGCTTTTCTAGTTTCTTCTTTAGTAATGTTTTGTTGGGCTTCTTTACTAATACCCTAGGTGTAGACTTCTTGCGAGGTTTGTAGTCACTTGAAGACAGTTTTTTTCCTGCGGCGTCGTACATTTTCAAAGACATGTCTCTTTTAATCAGGCTACGCTTTATAGGCTTACGTTCTTTGTGGTACATTTTAGTGTGCATTTTACTACCACAATCAGAACATCCTCCTTTAGCTTGGCTAACCATTACGATATACCCATTAGGTCATGAAGGGCAGCCCTTAGTTCTTTCTCAATTTTTTTCAACTCTGGTGTCCAGGAAATACCATTTATCTCATCTAAGAATGATAGTACTTCAATTGCATCTGTCTTATCGGGTGTATAAGTGATTACCCTATGTTCGCCCGTTCCATCATGCCGAGCTTCAACCCTCATGCTTGAATAAACAAGTTGTCCGTTTGGAGTTATAGGAGACGGTTCCATTATATTTGTGAAGTCTTGTATTTGCTTCTTCATTACTTTTTATCGTTTCCTGCACCAATACTTTTCAGTATATCTCTTAATGGTCTTGAGTAGACATACCTGTACTTAGGTTTCCAAAACTGGCACCATTTCTTGTGTGTGAGCTCCTTGTATAGTTTTCTTTCCACGGCTAGATACTCTCAATATACTTAACTTTTAGATCGTGAGCCATCTTCTTAGCTGCTCTTCGGGCGTTACTTTGAGAGAAGTACTTTTGACTCGTTAATAAGATGTTACCGTTTACACTTGTAATCCTGTAATAGAATCGTACAAGACCTTTTCTTAGTTCTACTGTTTTAGCCATTGTTGTTGCCTTTCTTCTTATAAAATATTTGCCCATCGAAAGCATAGCAATCAAAAAGTTTATGCGGTGTATCGGGATTCAAGATTATGAAACTTTTGTTTACTCTAGCCCATGTTGTATCAAGACTTCTTTTTAATTGATCCTGAAACCTTTTCTTTACAAAGTCAGAATAATTCTTCTTACCGTCTAAATGGGGCTTAGTTGTCATTTTTTACCTCTTTTTACACGTTTATTGCGAAGCTTTTTTGTGTACTTCTGCGGAGATTTTTCGAACGGCACTTCTATAATATGAACACCTGATAATTCCCTATAAAGACCATTTTTGTCTGGTTGCCAGTCTAAGTGGGGGGAGTTAGTCATTAGGTTCCTCAATTAATTCTGGTAACGATTCATATGTGTGTTTGAGGTGGTTCTTGCCGTATATTGTAATGAATGTACCGTTTTTGAGTTGGTCATTATATTTCGCCCAGTTAATACCCTTTTCGTGCAACATTTCATGTAAGTCTGGTATCTTCTTATTGTTGCACTCTTTGTGACTAAAGTGCGCCCTTGCGAGCATTTGGATACTATTTCTTTCCCAGTCCCGTTGTCGCCATATAAAGACGTTCTGCCAGTCGTCTATAGGCACTACGAACGCCCTACTATCGAACAGAGCATTATTTGAACCATAGTGCTTATTAAAGTAAGCTGTAAACATCGCAGCAGATAAAGACACAATCTTATTCAGTTCATAGCCAAACCAGCCTTGAGTTTGTAATGAGTCAAAGTCCGTAAGCATGAAAGTGCATTCATCGGACTGAACATATGCGAGCTTAAAGCCCATCATCTCTTTTGAAGTATCTTCCGCAGCACTAACCATTGAATCTATAAGCTTCTGGTCAAACGGTTTCTCACAACCTCTAGTGAAAGAGTGAAAAGCTTTCCCGTCTACACGAATAAACAGATGGGAGCGTGGTGTAAACTTGTGGTCATACACTTTCTCATACCTCTTAATTCTATCGCCCAGATTATCGTTCATTGTCGCTCTCCTTATATTTGTAGTTAGACATTAGCTTCCTCTTCTGGTGTCCAATATTTAAACGGCATTTCGTGGATATAGCCTATAATCTGGTCATCTTGTGACAGATACCTTACTTCTACATAGGGCATTTCCTTTGTACCATTGCCCTCAAGGACTGATACAACTTGCACTTTATATGTTTCCCGTAAATTATCCATTACTCTTGATTCTCCAAAGCCACCGCTACCTCACGCGCTTCTTCAATAGTGTCAATTGATTCCTTACCTATAGCAAACTTAATAAAAGCCTTACGATCATCAATAGATACATAGTTCTGATTTATTAGTTCGTTGTTAATATCTCGCTTGGCTTGGGTTAACTGATCCGATTCACCCATAGGACTTGGCCCTGCTTTGGCTTCTTCTGTACGGTTGCGGATTTCTTTAGGGGCTTTAGGTTTTACTTGCTCCCCTGCTGCGTCTGCGTCTTCATCAGTAATAAGTCCTAACATGCTCGATAAGCTGTAACGACGTAGGTATGTGATTGCGCTTCCCATAACTTGGAAGTCATTCATACTGTTTAATTTAACACCCTGTGGGATGTCTACGGTACTCTCTAGCGTTTCTCCGCTTTCAATGTGATATAGGATAGTCTTAACGCTATTTCCTGCGAGAGGCTGTGAGTATCCAAGCCCGTGCTTCTGTAGAAGCGGTTTAATGACATCATTAATCTCACCTAGATCAGCAAATTTATAGTTGTAACCTTTAGCGTTCTTATAGATGTTTGGGACTTCTTGCTGAAATGCTGCAAGTGCTTTGTATAGTTCTTTCATTATTTAGATTCCTTAATTCTTACTTGGTTGATATGAACAATTGATTCTTCTTTGTTACCATCGAATATGATGGCAATTTGCTGTTTATAGAAACGATTGCGGTGTTTAATCGTTCGGACTACAGTTCCCGATTTTACTCGTGTCATTCTGTTCTTACCAATAGCGTGTGTGTAATACCAGTCAACACGTATTCCTGGTGCTAAATAAGCTAGTCCACTATCGTTCATTATGACCTCGGTACGATCGTATAAGTTTGACCGTCTGTAGTTCCTAGTGGGTGGTACGAACTAATAAATGTTACGTTAATTTCCATGTTGATTCCTTTCGTTAATCTACATCTATTGTATCATTCGCTTACTGAATATGCAATACCTATACAAACATGAAATAATCTGCTATAGTTTCTGTAGAACTGGTGGTAATTATCTTTTACGGCGTGCCCACCTCGTCGTATCATGTTGGTTCTTTCGAGCCGCCAGTCTACAATGAGACTCTTCGGAGTCTTTTTTGTTATTGCATTCTTCTTACGCTTACTGTATTGTTCAAGTATTGGCTCGTCTTCCTCCACAAAGCAGGCTAACGTACTTTCCAAGGGCCGATAACCCTTTAGAGACTTATACCCTCTACTCACATAAACATTAGAACGCTCTACGGCTCACTACTGGGGGCGTTTCTTTTGTGGTAAACTATTAGTATTCATCTTGTATGAAAGCACTTGTCGCTAACGCTTGATTTGATGTCGATGTTAGCCGTATTAATAGCCCGCAAGGGTTATTTTTATTTTGGGTTGAAATCATGCTGCTTATGTCGTATAGTGATAAGTAACTATTTGATCTTCTTGCGAAGTTAAATAGGGCGGTACAAATAATTTAGGGTTTAGAAAACCCCGACGTAATATCGGGGCTGATCTTCTTGCTACTTCAATAGTATCAAATATCTTGTGTTTGTGCAACAGTCTGGGGAGTCGCTGACGTATGCCTTTAGTTGGACTTAAATGAACTATAAATGCGCTCAACCTTTTAGGATGTGGTAAATCCTGCTTTTGTACTGAAGTATGAGAGAATAACAATATAGATACCTTAACAATTTGGAACTATGTTATAGATAATAACAATTAAAGGTATTTATGAGCTTATATCTAGTATATTATCTGAAGTCGGTAGTCTGAGAGAACAGCGCAAATACACAACTATTAACAAATTATTGTGTATAACAAACTCGATAGTAAGGAAGTAGCTGCAACTTACAAGCTCTTATATACCTTTAATAAATAGTTAACTAGTCCTAATAGAATAACGACGACGCTTAATACATAATATCGAGTTTCGATTGATTAAGAGATTTCGCCACACTTCAGGGAATAGCTTCAGTATTAACTCCCCTCCGTTGTTACGGAAGCAAGAAGGGAGTGCTTAGAGTGCCGTGTTATAATTAAGGTACAGTAACCTTTAAGGAGCACACATGAGTTTAATTGTTGTAATCTTATCAGTAGCATTAACAGGACTAGTAGCATTCCTAGCGTTAGACCACTTTCTAAGCCGTTGTGGGGTGAATGAACGGACTTCTTTTGTATCAAGTATTATCTTTGGTATTGTATGTGCTTTATTCCTTACAATAGCTGCAGGACGCTTTCTACTAAGTTAAAATAGCTAGGTACTTCGGTACTACCACTTGTGTAGAGAAACAAATAAGCCCCTCGTATTACGCGAAGGGCGTTTCTTATTTGCTTAGATAGCGCAACATCGAAGCTGTACTTACATTATACCATGCCTAAGATGCACAGAAGCCCCCAATTAAGGGGGCATTCATATATTATACCATTACAACCCCAGCCAAGGTATTATTTAATTATTCTGCAAACTCACGAGGATAACCCCGTAAACTTCTTTCACTTTTTTGGCTATCATATACGTCATAATACCACGTATATATTGTATCTTTTACAAGGCGCTTATGTGCCCTTCTTTGCTCTAGATCGTTGTAAGTAGCATCAATATATGTAAGTAAACGTCCAACAAGCTGTGAAAGCTCATCATCACGACCTACTTTAATACCTGGTAGTTCATTGTACGGCAGATCTAACTCTGCTACTTTTGGTTCAAAACCACTTTGTCTCATTGCTGTTGTTTTTGAAAATGCTTTACTCATCTATTCTTCTCTTTTCTTGACTTGGCTGGGAATGTAAAAGTACAGTTAAAAAGGTCGCAATTGAAGTGTAGCGACTAACCACTGCACGTAACCCAGTGCGGGAGATGTCTCCACCTTCCCTTCTGTAGAACGACTTTGTTCAAAGACTCCTTTCAGTAGGATAAGGAAATAATACGCTTATTAAACAGGTTATGCAAACTATTTAGTTTCTGCTTGGTGTTGAAGACTAGACACTCCAGTAATTACACCCAGGAAGGCATTGAGAGCCGCTATAGACAGCGAAACCTCCTGAAGCATAGGAAATCCCCATATTGAACCTAGGGCAAGCCACAGGACGTTTAAAGCGGGTAGAAATATAAGTGAAACATACTTGAATGTATCGTATAGTTTTGCTGAGTTAATAATAGCCATGTTACTTCTCCTTTTTAATGTATAAATCTGTTACCTTTATATACTCATCACTGCTCTTAGGGTAGTTCGGTGCGATATAGCTATACCAGAAGTCTTTCCATAACTTACCTTGCTGAGACTTGGCGTCCTTTTTAACAATGTCGTTAATATTCTTTACATCACCACTATTGATGAATTGCTCGCCTTTGAACTGACTTGATCCAAATATCCAATACATCGCATCACCGTATTCTTTACCTACGGCTTCTTTGAAGTATCCTAGGTCTTTTAAGAATAGGCCAGTATTAGTGTCTCTGCGGTTATCTTCTGTAAATGTTCGCACTTCATCTCCTTGGTTTATCTTTATTGCTTTACTTACTATTTCATCAATTGGGATCGTTCCACTGCACTGCGTAGCGTAGGGAACTTCTGAATGCTTAATAACATGTTGACGATCAAGTGGTATACCATATTCTTTTGCAATCCTTGCGACAAGAGCAGCAGAATTATCAATTGTAGAAGTTGTAGCTTCCCTTCCTGGGGCAGCCGAGTGTTCTATGCCAATACTTCTACTGTTCATACTACTAACACCTGCGTGCCAAGCTGTATCGCCTTCGTTTACATATTGATGTATATTGTTATCTTCAATGCCGTAGTGTGCAGATGTCTTACGTTTGCTGTCTTGAAACACTGCGTCGGTTGCAGCAAGTGTACCTGCCATCCAGTGAATAATAATACGATCTATTTTTGCAGACCTACCACCAGTATAGTTTGGTGATCCGATCCAAGTTATAGCGTTTGAAGCCATCTTATACCTCTCTACAGAGCAGTTTAATTATTCCTACGTCTACAGCACATGTCTGAGTTGGAGTATCTTCGACGACAGGAGTAGTGGGTTGAGGTGCTGGTTGAGTCTCGGGAGTGGTGAAAGGAATAATCGCTGGTCGAGGTTCGTAAGGTATCACTGTGTTTACAAATACACCATCGGGGTTAGATTTATTTAAGCTATCAATCTTCTCATTAATGGTTAATAGCAGACTAGTGGTGTCTGGTTCGGCAATAGTGAAATACTGACTCTCAGCTTCTACAGTTATCTTGCGTACATTGAATAGGTAATACTTTACTTTAACAAGCAACTTATATTCTCCTGCAGGAACACTAGAGTCTATAGGGAGCTTAATGGGGTCTGAAATACGACATCCTGCATCTTGTAGTGTTTCATCATTGGGATTACCAGATAGTTCTATAGGACTAATAAGAGTCTTATCTTTAGGCACAAGGAAGCGTGTGATCTCTCGAGGTACACCCTTACCTACGTTCTGGCAATACTCGTTCGTGTATTCTAGTATATTCCCAACTTGGACAGTATTCGTAACATTAATTTTCTTGAAGCTTGCTACATCAAATGGAAACGTAAAGAAGAAGAAAAGTGCCACTATCGCAATAATAACGGTTGCACTGAGAATAGTTGATAGGTGCTTCCAGAAAAATTCTATGATTGAACGTATGGTTTTCATCCTATAGTCCCCTTAATAGCTGGATAAAGTGTAAAGATCCCGAATATAATCAAAGCGATTACACCGATTGCAAGTGCTAGTCCTAGTATACCCCCAATTTTACCAAACACACCATTAACAGTCTTCAGACCGCCTTTATTAACAAGTACTGTATCTTCCGCTACCTGATCAATAGTTGGTTTAAATTCAGCACGTACCGTCTCTAAGGCTTCAGCGATCTCTTTTCGTATGTCTCTCAAGTCTCTATCGTGGTCTTTTTGCGATACGAAGGCAAGCTTACCGATACTTGTTTTAATCTCGTCCAATGCTGGGATAACAATAGTATCCTGTGTCTGAGAAACAGAGTTAACCTTATCTCTAAGATCTCGGAAATCTTTGTCACTAATTGCCACTTGGACATTCCAATCTGTAATCGTCACACTTAACTAAAGTGGTCCATACATCCCAATTAGAAAGCTTAGACTGAATATTTAAATTATCTGGATTAACTCGTAATTGTTGATACGGAGCATCAACACCCTTTAAGGATGCAATAAAATCGTCTTCTGTTCCGACATTTCCCTTATCTAGCCATATGTCGTAGGCACTTTTACCAATTTCACCAATAAGTGGAACTTCTTTTACAACCACCTCTGTTTTAGAGAAACTTACAGAGTTAATGCCATCCTTGCCATTTTCAGGAATCCTATAATCAATGCCAGCTATTGGAGTGTGTCCGTCTTGACCGATATATATGATGGGTTCTTTTGGAAGTGATTCGATAGAGTTTCGTAAATCTGCGGTTTGTTTAGAACCAGCATATGAGTATGCAAAAGACCCTACATTTAAGAGAACAAGCACTACTATTAGTGTAGTAGTTAACTTGTTCTTCATAACTAATTATTTGCAACCTTAAATGTGACGTTAACAGTTCCTAGTGTATTGACTGTTTTATTGAAGCGGTGATCAGTTCCACTTGGATTGCTAACATATACGCAAGAGAATACAACTGTACCTGCGGTGTTTTTAATTTCAAGAGCCTTAGCTACTGAGTCAGAGTTACTGGTGACGTAACAATAAGAGTTGCCACCAATGACAACCGTACCGCTAGCATGTTGAGTTGTGCCACTACCATGTTCAAGATCAATCACTGTAATACCAGTAAGCTGTAAGTCTAAGTCTTCATTACCAGTACCAGATGTGAAGCCACCTTTTAGAATTTTCCAAGCCATGTTTTTGCTCCTTTGAAATCGTCTAATTTTACTATAGCATTAACGGTTTAATACGGGTACTACTATTTCTAGTGGTCTTTCGATTTGAAACGATTTATCTATTTTTTCAATATGAACCGTGACAGTCTTAGGTGATAGAAGCACGAAAGCAGTTGCTACCAATCCTATAAATTGTATAGCAACAAAGATAATAACGAACTTCTTATTAACGATAAATTCCTTGTCGGTAGCCATTATGCTGCAATTCCCCACCAGGTAGATTTAATTGTTACGCCATCTGGTATAGCAGGGTTACTAGCTGAACCAAGGACGTTTAATCCTAAAACAACTAGACCTGCAAACGATTGTTTTCCAAAGGCTTGAGAGATTGACTTCAAGTTTCCTGCCACAGTGACGGTTCCTGGTGTATATACTCCACTACTATCTCTGTAGTTAGGTTGGAGTGAATCACCCGATATATAGCTACAAAGTGCTGTACCTGTAGAGAGATGGTCTGAAGTAGCATAGAAAGTAGCACTTCCTCCAGAAGTGGTAACTGAATCTGTAAACACGATTATATCCCCAGTAAGAGGAGAGCCATTTTTAAATGCCCCATTCTCATAATATCTAGTGATCGGTTTAGCGTTTATAAGACCAAATAGAGCAAGATCGCCCTTATATACTTGACTTTCAGATGCTACCTTTGTTGGATCATCTACCATGGGCATAGCATTCGTAACCATGTCCCATGTTAAGGCATTGCTCGGTGTGTTTGACGGTGAAATCTCAGGCATAGTAACTCCTAGGTTTTATATTCTGTAATCTTAATGTTAGACAGGGTAATACCACCATAACGACGAGCGCCACCCGTACCATTAAAGGTGACTGTACCTACGTTGTCCATACCACCACGAACACGGAAGGTAGTTGCTGAAGTCGTACCAGCTCCCATAGTGTGGCGAAGCTTCAGGTTAACAAGACCACCTGATGATGCTTGGTAGTAATTAGTAGCAGCAAGAGCATTAGCGGTCGAATCTTGCCAGATACCAGCCTCAATCGCACTAGCAGTTGAACCTGACAAGGTAATCACCACTTCAATAACGAGAATATTAGTCGATGACTTAGGTGTAATAGCAAGCGCCATAAACTCTGTACCCTCAGTAATTTGAGGAATAGTGTCATCGTTAGGGAATAGCGTCGTACCAGTCGATACACCACTGTAGTTGGCTGAGACGATCTGTGCGACCATTCCTGTAGCAAGAGAAGCATTGTTAATGTTCACTGTCGGGTTATCAGCAGTACCACCAAGTTGATTGGCTAATTTAATCTTACCCTTGCTAGTAGTAGTAGCGTCTGGTGTAGGTGATGATATTTGTGGCATTAGTTTGTCTCCGTAACGCGCATTGTTCCTGTCGCGCTTAACCATATTCCAGTTACAATTCCTGCATACTCTTCACCTTGAAGTGTAATAGTCGAAAGGCTTGGTACATAGATAGTGAATGAAGTAGCCGATGCGGTTGTTCCATATTTAAGGTAACAGTCAGAAGTAGAATCGTTATAGAAGATTGCAGAACGCCTTGCGGCATTGGCAGCAAGGATTGGAACACTTGTGACTGAAGCAGTAACATTTGATAATGTTGCAGTATTAGAAGGTGCTTCTTTGATATAAAGTGATCCAGTACCATCAGTTGCAATAGGACTATAGTCACCTGTCGCACTCGTGAGGGTCGTTGCTGCGTTATCGTTACGAACCGCAAGAGACATGATACCAAGATCACCCGAAGCGTGTGCGGCGTCTTCTGCTTTTAAGGTTGAGTTTGCACCAGCAGCGAATGTACCCGCGTTAGCTGATACGGTAGTTGTTCCTGTAGTCGTAACAGCACCAGATACGGCCTGAGTTGCCACAGGAAGTCCAACAAATTGTGTCGAAGGATGAATGACAATAGCACCCGAACCTGATGTAAAGGCGGTAGAACGAACACGAAATTGAGACTGCCCAAGAAGTGGGCTTACTGTCCACACCACTGTTGTGTTAGATGGAATGACACCTGTGGCTCCAGCTGTCGTCAGTACACCAGTTGATTGGTTTTGTCCTTGAATTGGGAAGAATGTCGTACCGTCTGCTGTCCCCTCAAAGATCATATTAATACCAGCGTGAGTACCTGAAATCTGTACTGTCGCCGAACCTACGCCTGTTAGGTCGGTTGCTGTGATACTTGTAGACGATGTAGTTATAGACCCTGTTGTATTCGCTTGAGGTGCTGCGTTAATAACTGGGACTACATCCATGCTATTTATTGTTTGTTTGACTGGTATATCGTATGACATGATTAAGCTCCTTTAAGTATTAACCCAGTTAGTATTGTTGCTCACTAAGTCGCGTGATGACCCAGGTCCAACGAGCATTGAAGCATTACCATCAATGGTTTGTGAGCTAGTTGTAGCAACTGTGATTGTGCCTGATCCGCTATTCTTTACGGTGTATAAATTTGTATTACTCACGGCCGTTGGAAGGGTAAGTGTAAAAGTTCCTGTACAGATATACACGTAATCAACTAACGCAGTAGAGCCAGCAGAAGTTGTACCTGAGATATTTGATACAGATCGTGTAATCCCCGCCGATCCGCCTCCACCTGCGTAGTTAGGAATATTAAGTGTTGCCCCTATTAAGCTAGCCGCCCCACTTGTACCTACAGTTGTGAGGGTTAGGTTATCTTGTTTAGCTGCAAGATCTGTGACGAGGTTTGTTACTTGTGATTCTGCGATTTGAATAGAGGTATTGCCAGCAGCAGTTGTAAGACCCTTTGCGTTAACACTGAATGTAGCTACCTGGGTTGCTGTACCAAACGATCCTACATTTGAGTTAACTGTCGCGAGTACTGTAGCGTTCGTGTTGTTAGCTGAACCGTTGAATGTACTACCAGCACTCGTAACGTCACCTGTGAGTGTTCCAATTGTCCGAGCAGTTGTAAGGGTAGCTGCCGAGCCTGTAGTGCTTTGGTTAAAGGTAGGAAAGGTATTAGTACCTGATGTAAGATCTTTATTAGTTAGTGTTTGTGTACTAGATATACCTACAATATTCGAGTTTGGGATTGTATAAGTATTGATTGTGAGTAGATTTGTAATAGCTTGGTTTCCAGCTACATTAAAGTCTAAGTTACCAGATGCATAAGTCATTCCAGCTGCTTGTTGAATCAATTTACCTGTCGTTCCATTGAATGTAGCAAATGTATTTGCACTTGAACCAGCTGGACCAACCACATCCCCTGAGCCACCGCCACCACCTGAGTATTGAGGGATATTGAGGACACTACCTATTAAAGTAGAAGCACCAGATGTGCCCGTAGTGGTGAGCGTTAAGCTGTTTTGTTTCGCATTTAATTGAGTTTGAATAGCTGAAGTAACACCACTTAGATAACCTACCTCTGTAGAAGTTGTGGCAGACGGAGATATGAAACCAGATCCATCAGAAACAAGGGCGCGGTTTACGGTTGTTGCAGCAAGCTTTGAGAGTGAGATACCAGCCGAAGCGTTCACATCGGCGTTTACGATAACACCAGTTCCGATAGCAGTTACGAATGAACTAGTGCCCGAACCTGTAACATCGCCTGTTAATGTGATAGTTTGGTCGCCCGTGTTAGTGCCTGACAGGTTAGTACCCGTAACAGTTCCTGATGAAACAACACTACTCGGAGTAATAGCCCCTAGACCGATCGTAAGGCTACCTGACGAGGTAATAGGACCGCCAGATACAGACACACCGTTTGCCCCTGAAGCGTTCACTGACGTCACTGTACCGCTTCCGCCACCCGACTGGTTTACCCACTGAGTATTGTAGTTAGTCGCGTCAATCTTAGATAATACTTGTCCAGCCGTACCACCAATAGGTACGCCTACACCATTTGTACCATTAGTTCCGTTAAGTCCCCTTGCTAGGGCTTTGGCTGTGACACGGTTAACAGTAACACTCGATTTAATAACACTGGTCTTTACCGCTACAGTAACTTTGTTGCTATTTACGTTAGAAGAAGGCATTTAGCAAGCCTCCCCTTTTGGGGGTATAACCTCCACTACGTCTGGATCGAATTGAATACTTGTTAGGTTATTGCTTGCATCTTTAAAGCGAGCATACCAGTTGTAATTACCAAGAGCTATGAGTGAACTTGCTCCTGGAATAACAAAGTCAAAGCTCGTTACTTCACTAACAAAAGGTCCAAGCTGCACCGTGATAAGCGCAGTAGGGTCGAGATATACATCAGGTGGAGTAGAGGTTAAAGGAACGACAAATAACGCCACTGAAGCGCCGATAGTGGTCGGGAATAGACTTGGTGTAGGGATTGAGATTGGGGTTGTGTCACCGCGTACAATTTCTGATTTACTCATTACGGTGTCTCGTAGAATCCATCAACTGATATTGAATCTGTTGCGCCCCATGTAAATGGAACTGTTGAACTCACATCACCCATAAATAGGTAGGTAGAACCAACATTGTAGACTTTAGCCTCAAGACTGTTAGCGTTATTAAAACGAATACCACCCGAGTAGACGAAGTTACCTGCATCAAAGAAGGTCGCTTCACCAGGGATAGTGCTTTCTGTAGAATAGTACGATGTCGAGATAGTGGTTGGAGGAGTGAAAAAGAACCGTCCTGTTATTCCTGCACCAGCGAGTGTGTATTTAAGCTTAAAGTATACAAACTTACCAATTTGCTTGAACACTGCGTAGTTAACCGTACCGCCCGTTGCTCCCGTAATAATAACAGGCCATGACTGAGATCCAGTACTTAGTGTAGTAACGCGTAGATCAGAGATGTTTGTAACAGTCGATCCGTTGGTGATGACCTTGGCGATAAGTAAGTTATTAGCTGGGGTAGCTGGTTGAGTAGCACCATTTGTTTGTGCGTTGTATTGAACCGCACCAGCATTATCTACATATACGTAAGTATCTCTGCTCGCTGTGAAGGTGTTTGAAGCTACGGAAGCTATTGATAAGCGTTTACCAGATACATACGCAACACCAGCGGTCATAGTAGCTCCTAAGCCTGTAGTAGCAGACCAGATAAGCCCTGAAGCTACAATGTTACCGACTGTTTCATTCTCTCGAGTCTCGGGGTTTGAATTAGTATCAAAGGCAGATACAGGGAGTGTACCAGAACTGATCTTGCTTCCAGATAATGTGGATACGTTAGTGTCGTCAATGTTACCGTTTACAACAGCAGCGATGGCATTTGGACCTTGGTTGACAGAAAGAGCCGTAACTTCGTCGTTAGGATTTACTTGAGGTACGGTTACAGTCGACATTTATGTATCTTTCCCGTCCGTGTACTGATTTAAATATATCAGACCATAGGCGTTATGAATAGTGTTATTGGTAATTGAGGAACGCTTGCTGTGCATCTGTACTCTGGCTTCCTGGACTAATGCCTCCACCCACTTGGGCGAAGTAGTCACGAACAGCTTTAATCTTTTGTGCTTTTACTTCTGGCGAGTCAAACGCTTGTGGTAGTAACTGCTTGTATAGTTGAAGTTCTTCTTTAGTAGCGGCAGCACCAGTTCGAAGACGAACCATCGCATCTGCGACGTTATCTGCCGCAGCATCGTATGAAGATGTACCAAGGATATTAGCCCCAAGGCCACCAAGTAGATTACGGCCGCCTACTACCGTACCGAGTGGAACACCTTCATTAGCGATACCCTCTAATTGTCCGAGAGAAGCAAGTCCAGCTTGAGTAATCGCATTAACCTTTGAACCTTCAGCACTGAGTGGTTTAGTAGCAGCAGTTTGTGAAGTCTCATATTCGTTAATCTTATCGTATAGATCAGATAGGGTAGCATATCCCTTTGTATCACCATTAGCTAAAGCTACTTGTAGTTGAGAAGCAACATCTGAAAGACTGATACCGAATGGATTAGTTGCCGCAGGAGCAGTTTGACCAAGTGTATTAGCTGAGGTGTCTTGAGAGAATACTGGATTAGATTGAAGCTGAGTGTAGTCTTCAGCAGTTAATCCGTTTTCGTCTAATTGAACATCGGAAACATTTTCACTTAGTCCTGGGCGTGCACCGAATAGACTTTGGCGAGCCGCAGTACCCAATACCCCAGCACCTGTAGCGCCTGCTGCAGCTGGAAGATTGCCAACAGGAGAGAGAAGGTTTGCACCTTTAGATATAGCACCAGGTATAACTTGAGAACCGACATTATTACCAAGTAGGTTTAACCCACCTGTAGAGCGGTTAGCATTCTTAGCGGTCAACTCTGCAACGTCTCTTGCCGTAGTATAGGTGCCCTTAGTTGCTTTGTACTCAGGAGAAAGCGCGGTAATTGCTTCATCAATAGACTCACGCACTGATCGAGCTTGAGCTGCAGCAGAAGTCTTACCAGCACCTGTTTGTGTAAACGCAATCTTATCCGCTTCTTTACGAATAGCTTCAAGACCTTTAATGTCTTTAGCGTTGGCGATCTTAGTGGCAAATTTATCAAGTGTTTTCGTTGCACCAGTAATAGTAGCGTCCTCTGCCACTCTTGTGGCAGCAGCGGCATTAATGGCTTGGATCTCTTTTTTAGCAACATTCCTATTAATAGAGTTAAGAGTTGAATCAAGCTGCCCAGTAGTAGATTTTAATAAGTTTTCTGCAGCGACAGCTTGTGCGTTTGGAGTACCAGCAGATACGCCGTTTGTACGAGCGAAATCAAGCAGTTCATTAGAACGACTTGGTGTGATTGTAGTACCGTTAAGCTTTTGCCCGACACCCAATCCGCTTGCACGAGCATCAGCATTAGTAGCTGCTCCTTGAACACGGCTTAATAGGCCATTAGAAGCTTGTGGAAGAGTAGACCCAGCTGTTTGTGCGATTTCCTGTCCAGCTTTAGCCTGAAGACCACCAGCGAGCTTAGGAATACTTGCTTGTCCAGCTTCTTGAACAAGTTGTTTTGCTGAAGTCTTACCAATACCTGTTGCTACTTTCGCTCCTGCACGGGCTAGTTTAAATCCAGCACCAAGAGGGGTTGATGTAACACCACCAAGCAATGCCTCTCCAAGTACACCCTTGCCAAGGTCTTCTTCGCCTTCAGCGGCGTTTTGACCAACCTTACCTAAAGCAGAACCCCCAGCTCCACCGAGAAT